GAGATGACAAATTTAACTTCGATACTTATGGAAGACTTTGCAAGAACGAATTTGGGATTATGCTTTTCTTTGATTTCAAAGACGAACTCATTAGAGAATTAAGTAAGTTAGGTTATAAAAAGAGATAGGAGGTATAAATGGAAACATTAGGATTACCACAATGGTATATTTTTCTTATTGGTTTAGTTATGCCAATAATTATCAAATTCTTAGTAGGGAGAACTTGGAGTAGAAATTTAAAATCTATAGTCGCCTTTGGAATTTCGGTAATTATCGGTGGAGTTGCTGCATATTTGACTGGAAAGTTTGACCCTGCAAATATCGTAGTTACGATAGGAACGATATTTACCATATCACAGTTGGCTTATGACCAAATCTTTAAGGGTTTATTCTCGTAGAATTATTCTCACAGAATAGGGTTAATTTGAATGAAAAAAAAGGGGGGTATATTTATAGCAAAACCCCCCGACTTTTTCAACCTACCCCCATAGGATTCGATGATTTTCGAGTATGGGGAACTGAACTCCCCATAATTGCACTATTTTAAGGATTATATGTAAAATGGATAAAAACCTCGGCACTTATTGTAATATGCCTATGGAAAAATCCACTTCTCAATTATATACATCAAAGTATACAAATTTGTTAACTATGGTGCATAAGAATGAGAATAAAAGAGATAGTGGCTTCAGCAGATACAGCAGGCGTTTCATAGAAATAACTCCGTTCCGCAAAATTAATAGGGCAAAGCGGTCGCAAGGTGACAATAAAGCAGGAATTAAGCGGTGACCCTAAACCGTTACCTTAATTCTGGAATGCCAAAGAACTCCCTGCCTATCTCTTTTATACTTGGGATTGTCTCTTTTTAAGAGGACATTCTCAATTACAAACAGGAAACACAGTTAAAACAATGAGGATGACGAATGAGAATGAGAAACTTGAGGTCACAATTTGAGATTTCAAGTTCAATACAGTGAACGGGCGTTCATTTAGGTGAACGGTTATGGATAAAAAATTATCAATAAGTGATGACATATAATTTATGATTGATAGAGTATACAGAGTTGTATAAAAATTTGTGCAGGTTACTTACTGAGTAACTATGATGAATAATACTGCGAACACTGTCAGCAGAATTAAGTACATTGTGAATAAATTGTATTCAAATAGTGAATAAATTATATTTTTTGGCGGTTGTAATCGAGAGTTATCATACAAGTTTAAGAAATTCTATGGCTGTATGGTAACAATCAAGTTGCTTGGGGGTGATGAATGAAAATACCTGAAAGTTTAAAAATTGGTGGTTTTTTAATAAAGATTTTTTATCCAACAGAACAAATATCTTTTAAAAATGAAAAAGGTGAAGATGCATTGGCTGACGGTAAACTTTTAATATCAACGGGAGAAATACATATAGCAAATAAAAGTACAAAAGAAAACGATATTTATACGGAAGACTATATCGGAGAAATTTTTATACACGAAATTTTGCACGCAATTAATTATGTTTATAATTCTGATTCTCTTCCCGAAGATGAAATAGAGAGACTTTCACAAGGACTATATCAAGTACTAAAAGATAATCATATAAAAATAGAATAGGTTGACTTAAAACCAGAAGAATAGATTTAAGTAAGGGAAGACCGACTTAGAATTAAAAAATAGATTTAAGTCGGAATAAATCGACTTAGGGGGGCAAAAACCCCCTTTTTCATTCTTTCACCTCCTTAATCTTTTCCCATCTATTTCCAAAACAAAGATACTGCATCCATCTCCAGAAAAAATTTGGAGGTTTTACGACAGATAAAACTATAGCACTCTCTTCGCCAAATAAATAACATTTCCAAGTATAATGAGTATTTTCTACCATTACTATTACTTCTTTCTCATTAATATCACTCATGCTTTTACCTCCTTTTTATTTTTCATATTGATGTATTTCTCACGCCTACAAACTTTCTAATTTCTAACCAAACTCTTTCCCCTTCGATGACATCAGTCTTGTTATGGTCAAGGACATAATTCAACGCCTTCTTGTCTCCTCTTACTGCCGAAAGCCATATAGCACCGTCTAAATGTGTTTTCTTCGATTTGCCGAAAAGAGTTTGAGCAATTGTCTCAAGACGATTTGAGTTTAATTTCAATTTGTATTTTGCCATATAATAAGTATCGTCATTGACTATAGTCCCGAAAGAAGGAAACTCAAGTCCATTAATCAAGGCTCGTGTCCTGATAAAAGGGATGTCAAACTTCCTTCCATAGTGTGTAACTATTCTGTCAAGCTTTAAAATCTCATCTATTAAATTCCTGATTATTCTTTTGTCAACCTTAAACGCCTCCTTTTCTTTAAAGTCCTTATCATTTAGAAGTCCATAAATAATATCTCCGTCTTTAATCTTAATACACCAACTCAAGATGACTCCGAAGTTAGCGTCAAGGTTTGAGGTCTCAATGTCCAAAAATCCAATTCTCTCTTCCATAGAAGGATTTTCTTCAAGATAACAATTGTAATGTTCTAAATAAGTGTGGAAGTGTTTGCACTTATGAGAACCCAACCAAATCAATTCCTTTTTGGTTAAACGATGGATTGGGGCTAACAATTTTTCACTCTCACTCTCTCGTAAATCTCTTTACCATTTTTGTCTTTACCCATGTATTGTTCAAGTGTTCCACTATCTATTTGACCATCATCACATCCATAAAAGAATTGATATAATCCATTATCATCTGAATAAATCCATTCACCCTTGTTGTTTGGTTCTAAACTTCTTGCTCTAAACTTTATTATCTTCATTATTTCACCTCTCTTTTAAAATCTTACTCATCTTTATTTATCCTCTTAAAAAACTCCTTCAGAAATTCTATAAATTCCTTTTCTTGGTGTTTTCTTCGTGCCCTATCCCTAATAAAATTATAGAGTCTGCTCTTTGCAAGTTTCCAAAGATGACTTTCATTTAAGTCGTTCTTTTGATAAAGCTCTAAAAATATATCCTGTGCCAGGTCTTCGACATCTTCTTTCAAGAGATGACTGCGTTTTAGATACTTGACGAGTTCTTTATAGTTTTCAGAGTAGAAGGTTTCAAAAAGTTGCTTGTCCAAAACTATCCTTCAATTTTATAAGTCTCAAAAGTATCATCCTTGAAATAAATCCTTACATAGACGGCATCTTTAAGATATTCAATGACTTCTTTTAACGAAACGGGAACGGCGTCTTTGAATTGGATCTGAAGTGGTTGCGAAGGTCGTTCTTTCTTTTCTTTCGGTTCGGTCAAGATATTTATAACTGCCCTTTCACTTATGACAAAGTTATCAGGTAGTCTTTTATGTAGTTCATTCTGGACTTCATCAAAAGAATTTAACGGTAAGGTCTGGTAGAATTTAACGCCGTATTCTAAATACCTTAATGACAAACCCGTCTTTTCTGCTAAAGTCTTGTAGAGTTCCATCTTTTGTCCGTATTCAAAAGCGGGGTGGCGGACGATTATTTCTCCGTCTTCCCAGAGACAACGGACATACTCCTCTTGAAGTATTTGCCTGTGAACGGACTTGCTATCTAATAGATGTTGAACTAAATCATTGATTGATAATTGTATATCACTCATCTTTCACCTCCTCTAATGAACTTCAAAGTTATTGCTTACTTTCTGAAACTCATCTCTGTTATGTCCATGATTAAACCAAATATGCCATTTATTATCTTTAAACAGATAATTACTAATTCCCAAATGGAAATAAAATAAACCGATGTGAACCAAAAAACCATAACAAAACGGTCGCCTACATTTAGATATTTCAAATCTTCCAACTTTCATATTTTCACCTCCAATAATTTCTTTACATTTCCTAATATTGTGGCTGCTTGATACGCCTTTGCTCCATTTGGGTCTCCAAGTTGTGCTTCATTCAACCATTCTAAGGCTTCGTTTATCTTTTCAATTAAATCATTTTTCACTTTTCTATAATCTTCCAATGGACACCAAGAAGGAATTTCTTTATCTTCTAAATGAATTTCATGTCGTTCATTATCAATTCTACACCACCAATCTCTTATTTTTGAAGTGGTTTCTGCAAAATTAAACAAACGATTCGGACATCCTAAACAATGTTCTATGCGGATTATCTTCATTCTTTCACCTCCAATAATTCTTCCTTTCTTTCTTCCCAATAAGTTATATTGCTGCGAATTACCTTACGAGATAGGGTCTTTAAATTCTCCATAAATTTCATACCAAACCTTTTGACTAAAAACATATCAAAGTCCTGTTCTATATCCCTGTTGTGAAGACTAATTTTAGCGTGGCAACTTAGGCAAAGGCTCATACCATTAGGAACGTAGACGAAGGTTGCAGCGTGTCCACGAGAACGGATATGATGCACGACTCCCGCCTTTTCTCCACACCACTGACAGATGCCCTTGTCTCTTTTAATACAGATAGACTTCCAGAGTTCTTCGCATTCGTCTTTAAGAAGGTCTGCCTTACTTTTCTTTTTCTTCATATCTTCACCAGTTTATTTTTTAAAAGATAGATTAATATCTTTGCTCTGGCGTTGGCTTCGGTGTCTTCAAACTCATCATGGTCTTTAGGTTTTTCTATCACGCAGCACCATTTTTCAGTATCTCGCCAAGTTATCACATTGTCTGGCAATCCCTCTCCGAGTTCTGCAACGGTAAAGGCGGAATAAGTAGGTTGTGATTGATATTCAGGATCAACAAAAATTGCATGTTGAATAAAATATTTTCCTTGTATAGAAACCCAATAAAATAAACTCTCCTGTTTTACTCCCAACTCTTTAAGTTTTTTCGATAATTCAAGATTACATACTTGATTTTCTAATTTCATATCTCCACCCTAATTTCTTTTGGCTTTCGTTGCTCTTCTAAAATCTTTGATAGGCGATGACCTGCTTGGAGCATAGATTGATATATATAATCCCATTTTTCTTTAGATACAAAATCCCCCTTTTTAAGAAAAAAAGCCTCTCCAAAACTTTTATCTATTGTTATATCGCCATCAACTTCATGAAATAAAGGATAATGAAAAAAATATCTTTCTGGTAATTCATTTCTTTTCAACACATTTTCCCACCCCTTAACGACGAAACCTTCTATGTTATCTTTTGTCGTGGGTAATAAAATAAATGTTGCTTTCTTAGTTTTATTTTCTTTATAGAGTTCAAAATCTTCATCTTGAGCAAAACAAGCCCAATAAACACCTCCATTAAGGGTTGGGTCTTTGTGTTCTAATATTAGGATTTGGGTATCTTTTCCTTGTATGTCAATAATCTTTCCCCTTAACATATCCTGATTGGTAAAGACATAATGGGAACTTACACCTTTTATGAAATCTCCTACTTTAAATTTTTTCATACGCACCTCCTTATGAATATCTTCTAATTTAAATGTCAAATAACGCCATGCATCTTCACAGTGTCCTTCTGAATATTCTTTATTTTTATGCACCTTCTTATCAAAATATAAATCTTTCTCATTTAAAAACCAGATTTCATTTTTTGGAAAAGGTGGATAACCCTCTCTGTCAATAGCCCAAATAATTCTACTCACTCTTTCACCTCCAATTTACATTTATATTTACGAGGCTATCGTGATGTTTTAAATACCATCCATAACGAAATTTATCAAGTATTTTAAGTGCTTCTTCAGGGGGTATAATTACTATAATTCCAACAGAAAGCCTTTCTTCCATTCCATCAAACCTTTCTAAAACAGAGAGTTCAATTGGGGCATTTGGAAAGTATTTATCAATTTCATGGAAAGACTCAAATAAATAAGAAATTAATGAAAAATGTTGCTCTAAAAAGCGTGTTACTCTTTTGTCTATAATCATTCTTTCACCTCCTTAACTGACTTCTTTATGTCCATGTTTCATCACTTGCGTTATCCAATACTGAACCGCAAGTGTATCCATTTCAATCATTCCTTGTCCCGTATTGTGGTTATGATAAATACTTTTATGCAAGGATTTTGGAATATATATTACTGTTCTCTTGTCGTTTAAATGATGTCCATTGCTTCCTTCAAAAGATTTATTCACAGGATTAAAACCTAAACTCCTTCGTTTTGCCTCATATTTCTTTTTTAGTTCTTTAATTCTCTCGGGATTTCTGGCTTTCCACTCTTTATCATTATTGGGATGTTCTTTACGATACTGTTTAGTATGTTGTCTTATTTGTTCAGAATAATCTAAATAATATTGTTTCATATATTCAGGATGTGCCTTTATCCATTGTCTTTTTGATTCTTTAATTTTATCTGGATGTATTTCTTCCCATTGTTTATTTCTCTCTTTCTTTACAATAGACTTACAATCTTTACAATATTTTTGTCCACCACCTGTAGGTATAAATTCCTTCCTACACCTTATACATTTTTTAACTTTATATTTATAACTCATTCCTTTACCTCAATAAATCTTCCATTAAAACTTAAATCAATTCTCTTCCAGAGCGAAAGGCTACCATATGTTTGATTCTTCGCTATTGCGTAGTAAAATTGATTAACATCTTTTTTATCTCGCCTGATGATGATTACTCCTGTTGCAACTTGTTCCAATTCTCCGCTATCTCGTATTCTCGACATATCTATTTCTTCTTCGTCTTCATCTTTTTGACGGTTAAACTGACTTAAAATAACCATACATCTTTTTTTAGAAAGCCTGCGAAATTCCTTCGCAATGTCTCCAAGTTCCTCAACTCTGGTCCTTCCCGTTCCTGATTTCATTAATTGAATATAGTCCACGAAGACCACATCAAACTTGTGTATTTCTATCCAAGCCACGATATCGTCAAGTCTATTAAAGTTTTCAGTAAAGTAGAAATTCTTGAACCTGTCTTCTTTAATCAACGCCATACCCAAATCCCACCATACTTTTTCCCTAATATTTATATCTGAAAGTCTAATTTCCCTATCTGTTTCCCAACCCAAAGACATAAGAACAAATTGTTTAAAATCTTTTTCTTCCAATTTCCAATTAAGAAGTCTGATAAGTAATTGCTCTCTTCCAAGTTCCATACTAATGTACCCTACTGACGCACCCCGATCCAGAAAAGATAGGGCAAGATTTAGTGCTAACTGCGTTTTTCCCCTTGAAGGTTTCCCCGCTATGTAAATATTCTCTCCTCTCATAAAAGGTAAATAAAAGGTCAAAGTGTGTAGGTCGTTTGAAAAGAACCTTTTAGACTTTGAGAGTCTTTCAAAGTCCTCTGAATTAAAAGTATCAGAAAAGGGTTTGTCGTCAACATTTTCATTTAATAAGACGATTTCGTTTGCCGTCTTCCTTGCTTCTTCAAATTCAAGTCTTCCCGCAAAGTCTGAAATCTTCTCGCCCTTAACTATCATCTGCCTCTTAATTGAATCCCTTTTAACCAATTTCGCATAGTAAGAAACATTTGCGGAGTTAGGAACTGAATCGGCTAATTTCATTAGATACATTAAGTCCCCATCATAAAAGACTTTACTTGTTTTCAGTTCATCTATTACGGAAACTATATCAATAGGACTTTCCTTTACTAATAAGTTAAGCATTGTTGTATAAATTCGCCTATGTTGGTCGTGATAAAAATCATCAGGAGTCAGGTTAAGGCTTTTAAGTTCCTTTGAGTCAATTAATAACGCACCAATGACTTGTTGCTCTGCTTCGGATTCGGTAAAATTAGTGTTCATTCGATTATCCCCTTTGCTATTTTGACAGCAAGACGAATAGCCGAAATAATTAGTGCAAGAAAAAGAACCATTGCAAACCATGTTAAAAGTAACCACCAAATACAAAATAAAAAATCTTTCATTTAAGCCTCCTTCAATAACTCTTTGTTTTCATAGATGTTGCCGATGACTTCTAATTGTTCAGGGATATAAGTTAAAATTCCCATTACTTCTCCATTTTTAAAATATTTATCATATGCTCGTTCTTTCCATTTCTCGACATAATAATGCTCAAAAACTACCATCAAATACCAACCAACACCAGAATCATTATCTTCGTAATCCATTCCATTATCATATTCACCAAAACATACTTTATATGTAGTAAAACCAGCTGGATAAGAATGTTTTACAATATCCCCTTCATAAATCTCTTTTCCGTTTTTATCGTGAAGACCTGTGAATTGCATAAGTTCAATATCATCAAACTCCAATTCATAAGCTCTTTTTTCTCCATTTACATATTTCAATAACCAAACAACTTTTAAATCAAAATCTATCTTTAGGACTTCACGCATTACTTCATCAACTTTATCCCACGCCCTAAATTTTATTTCTCTCATATTATGTACCCTCCCTTTTTATCTTTTGTTTCTTTTTCCTTCTCCTGACCTAAATTTCCAATCCAATTATCTATCCACTTCTGGACTGTCACTAAATTAGGAATGAAAATCGCTGGGTTCTTTTTCTCCTTGATTATTTTAGACTTCTGCCATTTGACGGCGTCAAGAATTTGACTCATTTCGTAGTTTTCTAACAACCACTTTGCGGATTTGACATTAATTTTGATAGAGGCACTGCCGTATTGAAAACCCATCTCTTGACAAAAAGACTTAATTAATTCCTGCATCTCTGTGCCTTTAACTTTCGCAACGGGTTGCGAATCCGCCCCTTCGTTTGTTTTTTCTTTTAAAGAATTTTCATTTAGAGAACTATCTGATATATCTTTAGATATATTATTGCTACTTATTGTATTATGAATGGGGTCTTCTTTGTCTAAATTGATAGGGTCTTTAAAATTTTCAATACTCTTTTGTTCTGCTTCAATACTTACTTCATTATCTATTTCTGATGGGCGGTTTGATGGGGTCTTTGATGGGGTCTTTCTTTTATTCTGGTAATCAAGCCAATTCTGAACTGTTATTTCAACTCCTCTCGGTAATTTTTTTCTTATAATCATATTTTCTGTTTCTAAGAAATTTAAACATTCTCTTAATTGTTGATGTGTAATATGACAACCGTTTTGAATAATTTCCCATTGAAAAAATCCCTCTCCTGTCTGATGATCCACTTCCAATAAAAGGTAAATCCAAACCTTTAACCATTCAGAAGGCTTTATAAAAATAGGATTATCTATAATTTTTCTGTGCAAGGAAATCCAACCATCAGTTTTATTCATCTCTTTCTCCAAAATCTAACATTTCAAAGTTCAATCTTTTATTTGCTATTTCAACATATTTAGGATTAATTTCAATTCCTATGTAATGCCTATTGAGTTTCTTGCAAGCAATAACAGTTGTGCCTGAGCCAAGAAAAGGGTCTAAAATAATATCATTTTTATTTGAATAATCCCGTATAATGTCCATAAATAACTCAATGGGTTTTTGTGTAGGATGAAATCTTTTTTTTCTTGAGAAATAAAACCTTGTTGAACTATTGTATATTTTTTAACAATTTTAAGAGATAGGTTTGTCCATGCTAATTCACAATCAGAAAAAGGATTTTGAAATTTAATCATACCCACTTTATCCCAAACAATCCAATGACCGCTAACAGGTAAAAAATCTATAAAATAATTCCCTCCAAAAATAATTATTTTCTTTCCAACTCTTAAAATTTCTTTAAAATATTCACCTGAAAGTTTGGCGTTATCCCAATTATCTGAATATTGTCTTCTTTCTCTCAAACCAAATCCCGATGTTCCTTTATCTCGACCTATTCCGTATGGGGGGTCAGTCAATATTAAATCCATGCTCTTATCAGGAAAAGTCTTTAATACTTCAAGACAATCTCCTTGAATTATGGTATCAATAAGTTCAGATATAGGCATATTCTTTAAGTTTCCTTCTCTCTTCTTTATGAGTAAGTCTTTTAAGTTTCCGTCTTGAATGGCGGTGTTTTGTCTCTATCAGCCATTCTTTCTTTTTAATACGGATTTTATTGTCGCCGCCACTAATTATCCCCATTTCATAGTTCTCCCTTGCTTATGTATGTGGTATATATTGCCTCTAACTTTTCCATATCTTTTATCCATTTTTCAATATCACCTTTATATAGAGGAAATAAAGCCATTGCTTGGTTAATAAAACCTTGCCGACTAATGTGCAGGGTTCTTTCTTTGTCTTGTGCAATTTTCTCTTCCTTCGTGAGGTCGTATTTAATTCGGTTGTCCGTGTAGGACTTCTTTGCGACTTCTCCTTCCCAAACGACCTTCTTAAATGAGTATCCCCAGTCAGTCATTTCTAAATTAGATTCAAATTTCTTACCAACTTCAGGTTGTATTGCTTTCCAGAGGTCGCCCTCGTAGTCTTTTCCGTCTTCTCCCAATGCCTTTACTTTCCAATAAAAACCATCTTTGTACTGACTTTTCTGAACTGCTTCTACTACTTTATATTTTGCCATTTAAACCTCCTTAAATTTTAAAATCTATGGTCATAGTTAGTAAATATCCCCCTAATAATCACTAAACCCCAGAATACTTGCCAAAAAGGTAATTCTTTATTGAATAAACTTCTAACTATCCAAATAGTGCCTTTTGCCATTAAGAAAAATACGATAAAACCTAAACAAATTACTCCCAATATCGCTAATACTATTTTCACTCTTTAACCTCCTTGCATTGCTCTTTAAATGAGCAGTAATTACAAAGCCCCGAAGGCTTCTTGTAAAACTCCTTCCTTTCTATCCTTTCAATAATCTTTAAAAGGAACTCGGTGGGGTCCTGGTATTCAATCTTTTCAACCAAAACCCCATCAAGAAAGGAGGACGTGATAAATCTGCCACTTTCGCAGCGTTGCAGAAGTTTTGCATATAAGTTAAGTTGAGTTGTGTCAGGTTCTCGGTATTTCTTACGAAACTTGAGGTCAATAATTTCACTATCCCGCAAGATGTCCACAAAACCAACGAAATTATAACTCTCGATTTTTCCCTCGACTTTTTTTTCAAGGTCCGTAAAATCATCTGGAAGGTAGGGGAGCAACTGTTTAAGGTTCATTGTCATAAGGTCTTCCCAAGTCTCTTTAGGTAAGGATAGTTTAGGCAAGTCGTCAAGTTGTGTTGCAAAGAGTTTCATTTTCAAAAGTGTGTTTTCTAAATTCCTTGTCTTTAGATATTCTCCACTCAAAGCATGGAGAATGTTCCCCACTATTAGAAAATCGCTTTTAACTTTTGGAAGATTATCGATATACTCAAATTTAAAACGAAGAGGACATTTAATATAAGTATCAATTTTACTATAACTGTAAATCATTTCCCTTCCTTATATTCTTTATAGTAGTCAAGAAAATGATAATAATCTTCTTCCCAATTATATTTGTCTGTATCTCCATAATAATCTTTTATGACTTCTATTAAGATATTAAAGAATGTTTTATCGTGATAAACTGGGTCATAAGGATCGGGTTTCATAATAAACATATCTTTAAACTTTTTAAACCGAGCAGTATGTTTCCTATGGTCAATATAGTGTGAAAATTCATGAATGAGTTGGTCTATATATTGCTTTTTACTTTTCCCAGTTGCATAAATTGTTTGGGTAGTAACAGAATAACTTCTTCCATATTTTGAAATCCAAACATTTCCTAATTCCCCCTTTATTTTTTGTAAGGATTTGATAGAAGGAATAGGTATCTTGAACTTTTGACATTCAAACTTAATGAAGTTTTTTGCTTTCATCTTATCGGTTGTCTGTTAGTAATCCATCGTTTATAATATTTCTTGGAGTTTTATAACCATTATTCCACCCTTCATCGTATCCTTTATTGTGCCCATCAGCATATCCCCTTGTATATTCTTCTTTCATCAGTTTCTTAATAAGGTCTATAAGGTTTTCTTCCCAAGTTTTACCATTCATTTCTCACCCCCTACTTTCATCTACTTCTATTGGAGAATGTTCGGATGATTCATCTTCTAAGGCACAAATGTTTTCCTGATAATATTCCTCTAATAAATCTATAAGTTCTGTCGTTCTCTGAATTGCAGAATTGATAAATAGCCTCATAGAGTTTAACATCTCTCTTACAAGGTCAATCTCATTCGTTGAAAAAAAATACTTCTCAAAGATTAAATCCCCACCGCCTACAGAAAACTCCTCATTTTTAATATTCGTTGCTCTTGTTGATGTGATGAACCAGATGTTATGATTTATGATTAGGTACGCTTCTGTAACTCCTGCTGGAAGTTCAATTATTTGAAAGAACCTTTCTTTTGTCATTTCTTCTCCTTTGCTGCCGTTAGGCAAGCAATCAGTATAATTCCACAAAAAATAATAAACAGGGTTGTCATAATGCCTCTTTGATTTTCTGACTGCAGAATCTTTGATAAATGAATGCCTTATAAAGCGTTTCTAACTGTTCTAAAGCGTCCTTGTCTTTTAAGTATTCAATGTCAACTGTCTCCAAGAATTTTGCAAAGTCTTTTAGGTCCTTTCCCGTAAGTTTTGTTGAGAACATTCTACCCTCCTCTTGGTTTGCTAATTTCGTAAGCCACAATACACGCTACAACCCCACTGCCGACAATTCCTAAGACTAACTTAATTGCTTCTTGCCAATTCACTTTTTGCCTCCTTGTAATTTTTTAAAATCTGATTATAACTGAATACATGTAGTTTCTTTAAGGAAATTGCAAAATAGTCTGATTTTTGAGGGGAGGCAAAACATAAGGATAAACCTAAATCCGTTCCCTCTACTATGCAATAGGGCACTATTGCATACAACCCTTTATTTATCGGGGTTTGTTGCCCTTTTTTGAGAGCCTCTTTTGCTTTACAATCGCTTATAATTTCTTTAATTTCCATACTCTATCTTAACAGACTTTTCATTCTTGTCAAGGGGGTAGAAAATTTTCAGCACTTGACAATTATATTTTAAAATAAGACGCACGGACTTATGAGAATTGCTTTAGTTGTGCTTTGACATATTTTGACACAGAAAAGTTGTTTGTAGGTCTTTCCTTATTTCCTTGTCCTCGTTTGTCAAGTCGAAGATATTTTAAAATAAGGTAAGAGAATAGATTTAATGCAAAGTCAAAGTTATCTAATATCAACTATTCCGTGTGTTTTAAGATTTTTTGCAGATTTTTGAGGAGCAACGGGGTATTAGTATATGAAGGGACAATTTTTTCCCTTACTATAAACTGGACAGTTGCAACGTTGCGAAAGTCGGGGTAGGTTACCGTTTGGCGAGGTAGGTCAGTCGTTTGGCTGACGGGGGTAACCATCGGGGAGACGACGATCTTCCCACAAACCTTTTTCGGTATTCTGGTTAAAACCGTCGAGGCGTAAACTCGTTAAAAGCTGACTCCCAACGGATAGGGAGGGTAAAGAAACCGACTTGCAAGGGTGTGGTGAAGAGCCAATAGGCAACTGTTAAGTGGTATAGTCCACGGCACCACGCCAATTATTTGGAGGTGAAAGTCCGTTGACACGACCCCTAAAACCGAGCAACCTTTTCTATGTTACTTAAAAGATTAAATATATTACTTAAAGAGTTCAACTGGTAGATTTACCTTAAAAGTCTTTTAAAGTTCTTTGAACATATTGTTTACCTTAATTAGTTAGGATTTTACGAAAAAACGAAGCTCACTCATTTTCAATATCAGTTGTAATTCAATAGATATGTAATGAGTAAAGATATGTTATGACTTAGATGAGTCTTTTGTGCTGTGTGTGAAGTTTGAGGGGGTTGTTAGCCTCTATCCCAAATCCCTTCCAACCCAAGCCCTATAAGCCCTCTTTGACCTTAAATACTCTCTTTGGTATGCAATATAGACATATTGCATAGTTGTATAAAGAGCCTTAAAAGACTTAGTACCTCAATAGGCACCTTTGCCGAGGCACTTATCACTTTCAATACTATTCATATTTAAGTCTTATGGGGTAGTGGGAGGAGTGTAAAACGAGGTGGCGGAAGTCTTGGCTTATATTATATAGTCCTTCCCCCCGAGCCTTGTAAAAATCTAATCCCTCACCAAATCTTATCCTTACGACCAGACTTTCAACCGACGCGTGTTTTGGAGTGGTGGGAGATTGTGGAAAAAAAATCGTAAAAATTAGGCGAAAGCAGGGTTTTAGAATTATAACCGAGTTTTCAACCAAAGGAGTAAAATGGCAGACGAAAAAGAAGTTAAAGAAATTACCGAAGTTAAAGAAGAAGAGTTAAAAAAATATTCCGAACTTGACCAGAAAGCAATGTACTGGTTTTACTTCGGTCTCGGAGAAAAAAGAAGTCTCCACAAGGTCGCCCTTCATTTCGGAACGAAAGAGTGGGTAATCAAAGAATTGTCTCGAAAGAACGACTGGATTGGAAAATGCAACGAAGCGGAAAAACTTTTAAATTCCGAAGAGGTCCCGACAGAAAATAAACTACTTGAATATTTTGACTATGTCCAGTTTGGAATAATTACGGACATTCTTAACGATTCATCGGTCAAGCCAAACGAAAAATTAAAAGCAATGGAAGCCTTAAATGAACTTGCTAAAAGGTCGGCAGAAATAAAATTAAAGAAAAGAATAATCATCGACTTTAAGAATGAAGACGAATTAAAATCTTTAATAGAGGGAAAGAGAAATTTCGGAAATAAGACCCAGATTATTCAATGACACCAAGACTACAAGAACAGTAAAACCTCATATTTACCAGATGATTATGCTCCTTTCCGATGCAAGAGAAATCGTCGCCTCTACTGGACAGGGAAGCGGTAAATCTACTTTTGCACCTTTCTGGATAGGTTATCGAATGATTAAGTTGGGCGGAAAATACATCTTCACCGAGCCAACCTACGACATGATAGCGAGAATTGCAATTCCAAATACTCTGGAATTTTTTAAAGATACAGAATTAGAAGGCGAGTGGATAGACAAGAAACACAATATCTATGGAAATAAATTTGGAGAAATTCACTTTCTATCTACGGAAATTCCAGAACACTTACAAGGCGTTCACGCAACGGGAATTGTAATGGATGAAGCGGGTCAGTGTTCCCGTCTTTCTTACCAGACGTTAAGAAGCAGAACGAACCTTGAAAATGGACAACTTCTCATGCTAACAAATCCTTACAGAAGTCGTGATCCTTACATTTATACCTATGTCCGAAAGAGATGGCTAACTGGAGATAGAGATGTTTTATATCTTGAATATTCAAGTATGGAAAATCCATCCTTTGACCTTGATAGATACGAAAAAGACAAAGTCCTACTGACTGAACAGGAGTTCGCCTTTCAATACGGCGGACAATATACGAAACCTATAGGTCGTGTTTACGAATATGACGAAGAAGAAGTCATTAAAGACCTTGAATATAAAGGGCAAAGGTCTTTCGGTGGAATGGATTTCGGCGTCGGAGACCCGACGGTTCTTGAAGTTGCTTTCTCAAATACTACGGGACTTCATTTAGTAGACGAATATTATAAGGCGTCTTTGGCTTATTCCGACCATGTTGATGCAGTCGCCGAACTGATTTTAAAATATAAAATACGAACCATTTTCTACGACCCGACGGCAAGGGCAGCAAAAATGGAAATAGAAAAAGGACTAAAGACTAAAGGCATAAGCATCGAATGGAAACCTGCCTACACTGAAAGATTAGACGGAGCAAGACTTGTAAATGAATACTTCAGGACAAAACGAATCACAATCTCACCAAAGAACATTCGACTTCTCGACGAAGACGCTGGATATCTCTGGAAGAACGGACTTCCTCAAGAAGAAAACGACCACTGTGAAGACGCAAGACGGTATCTGATTACTGGTTTTGACAAGTATTACAAAGACAGAGAAGAAGAAAAAGCGAAGGTTTATCAAAAGGCGATAAGTTGGTGGGACCAGTACATGATGAATCTTAAAGGAAAAATAGAAAATCCCAAAAAGGAGAAAAAAAATTGGTTAGAGGAATTTTAGGAGGCATAATTGGAAATAGATAAATCATTATTCAAAGCGTTGGGTTTAGACGAGGAAAAATTACTAACTAAACTTCACTTAGACTTTGACGAAGCGAATACAGAAAAAAATAATACATATAAAGTCATCGCAAATCAGGAAAAAACCGAATCAACAAGCGACTACACTCAGTCTATCTTAACCGTTTACAGGGATTGGTATGATGGCAATCAATGGGACAGAGATGTTGACGGAACGACAATAGACAAGACTGGAATTATAGCAACGCCTACGGTTAATTATATTAAAACGATTGTTGACCAACAGGTCGCTATGCTTAAAAGACGGCAGGTAAATTTTGACCCAAGACCAGTAGAATCTAATGACACTCAAGTTTCAGTCCTTTGGCAAAATCTTTTAAAATACGTTTGGAAAAAAAGATATTTTCATAAGACGCTCTGTTTGGGATATACGGACTCAAAAATATACGGAACTGGTTTTGGAAAGATAAGATGGAACGATAAAGATAAAGACATTGATTTTCTTATTTTGAATCCTTTAGACGTTTATCCAGACAAATATGGACTCGATATTCCAGATATGAGATACATACATGTTGTTTATCCAAAACCTAAAGAATATATCAAATATGTCTATGACATAGATGAAAGTGAAGACAGAGTTTTACTTTATGAAACTTTTTATAATCCAAACATCTTTTCAGATGACGGATACTACATTCTCTGGACTGACAAAAACATTCTTGATGTAAGAAAATTGTCTGATGTTGCCGAAAGAAACGAAATACCCATTGTAGCATTTAAACCTAATCCTTCGTCCTCATCTTTCTGGGGAACGTCTCAGATAAGAGACCTCGCACAGATACAAAGGATACACAATAAGGCTCTTGGTCTTATTATAGACAGCCTTTTACTGTCAAATAATGGAAGAAAAGTTACGACAAACCCTAAATTAACCTTATCCAATAATCCTCTTGAATTAATAACGGTGGAAAGCAAAGACGAATTGTGGACTTTACAAGATAATCCAGTAAATCCTGCTTGGTTCTCAATAGTCCAGTATACTTCCTATTCATTGGCACAGGCTTTGACTGGAACTTATGCCGTAAGTGTCGGCGGTTCTGCTCCAACTACTACGGCATCAGGTATTATTTCTTTACAACAGGCAGGGAATACTGGTTCGGAAGCAGATTTTAAAGAAATAGCTTTAAGTATGTCAAGACTTGGTAAATTTGTCGTGGATATGGTGAGAAATCTTTACGGGTCCGACAGAATAAAGAAGATTTTAGGCAAAATGAAGGAAATAACCGACCTTCAAGTTGATGATTTAATGAAGAAGTTTGACCAAGAAATTGATTTATACATTGATTTTGGAGAAAGTCTTCCAGAAGACAGGCTTTCAAGGAACAATATCTTACTCGCAATGCTTCAGGCAGGGGCAATTACGAAGGAAATGTATGCACTACTTTCAGGAATACCAGAACTAATACTCTCAATAGACGAAAAGACAAAGTCAGACTCAGAACAGGCTCAAAAAATGATGCAACAAATGCAACAGGCACAACCTCAGGGGCAAACTCCTCAACAACCTCAAACTACAGGAGAAACTCCTGCACAACAGATAGCAAGTCCAGCACCAGTAAACCCACAAAAAGAGACAGCCGAAGCAAGAGTTGACACAATTTTAGAAAAACTTCGTCAGGGGGGTGGAGTGTAATGCCAAGACGAGATTTAACAGAAATGAGTAGATACGGAAATGCTCTTGATTTTTTAGTTAAAAGAAAGAAAGGGCAGGGAATTTCTGGAAATTTGGGAGCAAAGACTTTTCCTAAAGACCCCTTTGCAGATGTTTCAGGATTTAATCCCTACATTCTCACTCAAGTTGACGAGATGGGAAAACTTAGAAGGGGTGTTTATAAAAAGCCAGAAGAATTAATTGCTCACGGATATGTATATGATGCAACGACTAAGGGGTGGGCTTTACCAACAGAAACTCCAATAGGAACATATAATACAGCAACTGGAGAGGAAACAATAACTCCAGGAACCACTACAGAAGTTCATCACGAAAGAGGAACAGCACCAACAACACCATTACCTACAAATATGTTTAATGTTGCTCCAGATATTTTTGGACAAGGTTTACAAATAGGAGCCACCGTAGTTCTTGACGGAATAAATCCTGACGGAACTTACAGGTGGAGAGTAGTTTCCCAGCCAACAGGTGGCGGGAAAGCAGTTAATACGTTTTAAGGAGGAATAAATGCCAAAAAATGCAACAAGTAAATACGGAGCCGCATTAGCAGATTCCGTTAACGAAATGAGGGGTAAAATGAATACTGGTGATATGACGGCGAATACACCAACCCCATCAAAACCTGAAGGTGGAATTACAATATCAAGGACTTTACTACCTAATGTAGTGGTAGATGATATTGTAAGTCTAAAAGTTGTAAGTATTAATGAAGAAATGAAAGAGGTTAATCTCGTTCCTAAAACGCCGACAGAGACAACCTTACCGCCACCTGAACCAGTCTTAACATAGATTATGGGGAGTAATTTAACCATATAGTAGTTTCGGTTCACTCGCCGTAAAGAGTGTTCGTTGAACTAACGTTAAAAGGGAGGCACAATATGCCAGAAGAGAAAGTAATCACACCTCCAGTTGTTGAGGGTGAAAAACCATCGGAACAGACAAAAACCGACGTTAAAGAAGAATTTGTCAAAAACGAAGTAAACTTTTCAGCCGCTTTAAAAGAAAAAAATCAAAAGATTCAAGAAACAAAAGCAAGAGTGGTTGAATTGGAACAAGAATTGGAGAGGCAGAAATCAGAAAATGACCTTCTGCGAACTTTCAACGAGCCTACAAGCGAAAGTGATACTGAAATTTCCAATCTTAATGCCAAAATTAAGGAACTTGAAACCTTTAAGAACAGTCTCGAAGAGACCTCAAAGGAACAAGACCGAAATAAAAAGCGTGAAGAAATTTCTAACTATTGCAATAACTTGAAAACTAATCCTGAGTATGCGGATTTTGACGAAACTAAAGTCCTGTTATCTTTATATGAAAGAACAGGAGGAATTTTAAATAGTTTGTCTCAGATAGAAGACGAATATCTTTTACTGAAGACTAAGGAATCTCGTGAGGCTCAGAAATTAGAAGAGGCTCGTAAAAAAGCATCAACAGAAAGTCCATCAAATGTTTCAACCCCCTCCGAAAAAACACCTCAGAATGTTGAAGAAGGATTCGACATTTACAAGAGGCAAAAGAAATAGGAGGACTTAAATGGCTTTAGGAATTGATACCTTAAATGCGTATCTTAAAATTAAACCAATTACCGATGGTTTTGTAAATCAGGTAATAACACAAAGTCCTTTCCTTAATTTAATGAAAAAAGGAAAGGCATTCGTAACGAAGGCTGGAGGAGACTATATTAAGGTAAGTCTTAATTATGCTCTTTCAAAAGACGCTACATCGTTTCAGTCTTGGGATGGCTCTACTGAAATAACACTTCCAACTGATTATTCGTTTGCAACAGAAGGAAAATACAAGTGGGGTTATTGGGTAGCAAAAGACCTCATCACATACAAACAATGGATGGAACAGGAAAAGACTGAAGATTCTATTGCAGACTTTGCAAAGAACAGACTTGATAATATGGCTATGAATATATCAAGAGAAATGGAAACTCAACTTTTCACCGCTTATGATGGTTCAAGTACCTCATTCGGAATCCCAGATATTGCAAAGACGACTGATCCTGCAAATTATGCAACGGGACTTGGGGACATTACCGTTGCTAACGGTTCTTGGTGGGCTGCACATTCAGAAACTTATGCTTCTGCTTCTACTTTAGTAAAACAAATGTATCACATGCTTAACCATCTCAGCGTTTATAGTTCTACTCCAACACTTATCGTAACAACTCAGGCAGTTTTTGAACACTTTGCAGATGAAGCATTTGACAAATCTGGATATTTAGTCCACGATGAAATTCCACTTAAACTTGGTTTTAAAGCAGGTGCTTCTTTTAACGGCATTCCAGTTGTTTGGTCTGACCAATGCACAGCAGAGACAATGTATTTCTTAAATACAGATTATCTTAAGTTAGTCATTCATCCAGATGCTAACTTTAAGTCAACTGGTTGGCAGCAAGTTTCAACAACCAATCTTAACTATCTTGCTCTAACTACATTATCGTATAACTTAGTTTGCTCAAATAGGGCTGCACAAGGTCTATTAATTACGATTAACGACTAAGGGGGTGGATTAGATGGCTATTTATAGATTTCCCTTTGGTTCAATAGAATTAACAGTTAGCGGAGTTGATTACGCTGAACTTAAAACCAGTTCTACTCTTGCTGAAAACTCTGATTTATATGTTCCCTCACAAAAAGCAGTAAAGACTTATGTTGATGCGGTATCAGCTGCAAAACAAGATTTATTGACTAACTCTGCAGGTTTAAGGGGAGCACTTTCAGATGAAACTGGAACGGGTGTAGCAGTATTTGCTACGACACCTACTTTAGTAACTCCAGTTCTTGGTGCGGCTACAGCGACTTCAATTAACGGACTTATAATCACAACGACCATAGGCACTCTTACTATTCCTAATAATTCAAGTGCAAAACTTATCACTTCAGGAAATTTTAGTATTACTCTTACTGCAACTGCTGGCACTAATGTAACTCTTCCCACGACTGGAACTTTGGCGACTTTGGATGGTGCAGAAACCTTAACAAACAAAACTATCACGGGACTAACCAGAGGTGGCGTTGGAACTTATGCAGCTCCAATAACCATAACTGGAACTGACCCAGACTTTATGTGGGAAGCTCACGGAAAGATTGCGACTAATATTGCTGGATATTATGCTGGTGCGTTTAACTCAATGAATGTTACGGTAACTCAATCAAACGACACTTCCGTCTTTGGTACTATGTCAGAATTAGATATAGGTGCTACTACCGTAACTTTACTCGGTAGTGGTAACTACGCAGCCGCATACGGCGACTTAGAGTTAAGTGGAACTTTTACAACTCCTACCGATACTGGCGGAGTTGGTTGGATGGGAGCAGTTGTTGGAAATCTTATTACACCTTCCACATTAACAAATAATACTAATTTGGCTTGTTTTGTTGCTAATGGTGAGATAACTGCTGGATATACAAATAATGACATACTTGCTGGACTTATAGTAAAAATCAATACTGGCAAGGCAGTTTTCCCACATGGTATCTATATTAAAAATGATGCGACAGCTGTAGGTATTTATGTTGGAAATACTACGACTGGAATAAATATAGCGGGAACGGCAACAACTGGTCTATATATTGCCAGTGCAACTATAGGTATTGACTCAAGGACTAAATGTAGAATTGGAGAAACTGGTTGGACTGGTTTAACTGGAGTGGCTCTTGCCGCAAATGACCCAGCACTACGAGTAACTGGTCAGATGCCTACTGCAAGTTCGGCAGCGGGAGCATACGCTTCAGCATATAGCCAATTAGGATTAACTTCATCTCAAGACCACGATGTAAGTGCTTTTGGTTCTTGGAATGAGTTATATATGATAGGCGGAGCAGGTATAGTTTTAACTGGCTCGGGTAACTATTCTGCAATATGGGGAGTTGTTGAAGCAACTGGAATTGTTACAAGTTCTACTGGTAATGTCGCTGCATTGACTGGTTCATTGACAATTCCTGCTGGTTTTGTCAATAATGGTGTAATTGCTGGATGCAAAGTTGACGCTATTCTTCATACATCAATGACAGGCAGTGGACATAGTTCGGCGTTTGAAATTGGAGCACACAATGATGCTAATCAGGGTGACTGGACTTATGGATTGTATATTCCAGCAAGTACAGTAACAACAGGTATAAGTATTGTTGGAAGTACGAAGGGTATGTCAGTAGTGTCAACTTTAACTGGAACAGGAAATCTCGATGCAAACACAATAACTGTAACAGATAATACGACAGCAGGAGCATTTTGTAGAGGGTTTGCAGTTGGAGTAACAGCGGCGGGAACTAAAACGGGTTCTGGAGAAGTTGATGGAATAGGTATTGATATGACTTATACTGGAAATACTACATATGGATACAACCTTTCATTATATGGTGCAGGAAGCGGAAATCCAACATTAGGTTTCATATCAAACATAAGTATATATCAAGACAATTTAGGAACTGGTGTATCAGCTTATTGTGCGATAGATGTAGGCATAGCGTTAAGCGACGCACCAGCAGATAGGTATTGTTATATGAGGTTTAGAGACCACAGCACAGCAATTCCTTCGTCTGTTTTCAGATTTGAGGGAGTACACTGTGCAACTTACTTATTTGAGTATAAAGAAACAGGAACACCTGATTTCATTATCGGTGCAGCAGTAAGTTCAACTCAGGATAAGAAAGTAAAGGTTAATATAAACGGAACACCTTATTACATACCTCTGTATATAGCTTAAAACCAAAAATTAATTTACGGGCGGGAAACTCCCCGCCCCTTCTAAATGGAGGTGTCTATGAAGTTAAATATACTTGAGAGAATTATGGTACTCGGAGTGCTTCCGAAGCAAAGTGATTTTGTTTCGATGAAGATAATTATGGATTTACAAAGTGCAGTTAGTTTTAGTCAGAATGAAATAGATAAGTCTAATATTAAGGTTCACGAAGACGGAAGTATTGCATGGGAGAAGGATTTCGAGAAGGAAGTAAAGATAACCAAAAGAGCAGGTGAAATAATCGTCAAAGGTTTAAAAGACCTCTCTGAAAAAGGTCAGGTAAGTGTTCAACATTTATCAATTTTTGAGAAATTCAAAGTAGGGATTGAAATTCCCAAAGATGATGAGGAGTTTAAACCGTAGGAGGTAACTATGCCTTACAAACGGAAGGGTAAAGTTATTTATCATTTAAAAGGCGGTCATTGGTCTATTAAACAAAGAGCCACAAGTATTGCAAATGCTAAATCAGCAATGAAACTTTTACAAGGTGTAGAACACGGGTGGAAACCTACAGGGAAAAAGAGGAAAAAGTAAATGGCTTGGACAAAACATTCAGATAAGACAGGAACTTGGAGTAAGTCCTCAAACCTATCTAATGATTGGGCAGTAAAGACAAATAAACTGGGAACTTGGATTTCTCATCAGGCTCATATTATAAATTCTGCACTATTTAAACATCGTTTCTGTTGTGGAACATATATTCTTGGAACACTCGTCTATAACGGAGCAAAACAGAATTGGCTTAAAGATATTCAGGTTACTTCAAACTGGACTAAAAAACTAAATACTGAAGATACTTGGAATAAGAAGTCTCAAGTTTCTGATACTTGGGCAGAAAAAACACCAAAGACGAATGAATGGGATAAGCATTCAGATAAAGTAAATACTTGGAAAAAAATATAGGAGGATTAGATGGCACTATTAGTTCCAGATGTGGCTGAGGTTCTTTTACTCAGTTATGCGTTAAATAAAGTTACGGCTGGAGATGTTAAATTGCATCTCTACACAAATGATTATACACCTGTTGAGGGTTCTGTTAAGGCAAGTTTCACAGAAGCAAATGCAACGGGTTATGGAGCAATTACCTTAACGGGTACGAACTGGACAATTTCAACTGTTACGGGGACGACTACGGCTTCGTATGCACAACAGACCTTTACTTTTACTGCCGCCTCTACTGATTACGGTTATTATATTACGGACAATGGAAATACACAAGTCTTGTGGGCTGAAAGATTTTCTGATGCACCACATACGATACCCTCTGGTGGTGGGACTGAAAAGGTTACAATAAACATTGTAGGAGAATAATATGGCTATCACAACTTTAGATGGCTATATTGCAAGCGTAAAGCAAAGATTAACTTGGATGAAGACAGGCACAAGAACACTTGTTTCCGCAATGCCTTATACTACTTTTGACATTGCAGGAAATCCAGGAGCAGGAACTTTAAATGTCGGCAATACTGCAAATGGACTGGTTCATACAAGTGCGACTGCAGGTTATCCAATTATTGCAAGTTTTGGTGGAAGTAGTGGATATTTATCAAAAGTGGAATTTGGAAGTTCAGTGGCTGAATGTTTTGACCTTTGGGATAGACTATTCGTTGCAGGTGCTTATGCTTATAATGCTGATGTAACTTTGGCATCACAACCAAGTTATGCAGGTCGTGTTCCCAGTGATTATAATGGTCTCCAGTTATGGGTAGAACAGGTAACAGTAGGAATAGGAATTCAACATGTGCAAATCAACTATCTTGACCAAGACGGGCAGGCAGGAGATACTGGAGATGTTACACTAATTACTACTACGCCTGTTGGGCGTTGCCAACCAATTCCATTAGCGGCTGGAGATAGTGGAGTTTCTCAAATCGTAAGAGTAAGAGGTTATACCGCTACGGGAGGAACTTTTAATGTAATGGTTCTTCGTTCATTGTGGACTGGAATGTGTCCTGTAACTAACTGGGCAGAGGTTCACGACTTACTGAGAACTGGACTTCCACTAATTTACGATACCAGTGCTTTATATGTTTTTATTTATGCTAACTCTACGGCAGTTGGTTTGCCTTTAATAACAATGCAGGTGGCAATAGGATAAATGAAGAATATTTGGAGAGAATGTCCCAGTAAACGATTATCTTCTGGAGATTTAATTCAAAAATCATTAGGGGCTTCTCACCTTGTTACTAATGAATTTTTTGAAGTAAACGCAGGTGAATATTCTTATGTCGGTGCTGGACAGTTCGTCTACTCAGGAACTGCACCGCAGAATTACACTAAAGACTTCCTTTTCACTGGTGATGGTCAGTTTATTTATTCAGGGTCAGCAACACAAGTTTATACAAAGGATTATCCATATACAGGAAATGGGACATTAACTTATACTGGTTCGGGACTTTATAGTTTAGGACTTTCTTATAACGGTACTGGTCAATTAACTTACTCTGGAACTGCTCCTCAAACTTATACGAGAAACTATTTATGCACTGGCGAAGGAGTCTTTAATTATTCAGGCACAGGGACTTATATTTATAATCCAAACTATGTTTACGAAGGAAATGGGCAATTTACTTATAGTGGAACAGGACTATATCAAGTCGGGTTCTCTTATGGAGGTAGTGGACAATTCGTCTTTAGTGGTTCTGGAACTTATCTCTATATCCCGATTTATCTATGTGTAGGTAGTGGACAATTCACTTATTCAGGAACGGCAGTTTATGAATATTCTGTCGGTGGAAACGATTTTATATATGTAGGAGAAGGACAATTTACTTATTCAGGCAATGCTAACTATGTCTTAGGACTTTCTTATATTGGAAACGGTCAACTTATTTATTCAGGAACTGCATCGCAATTGTATTCAAAGAATTATCCCTATGTAGGTAATGGTCAATTCGTCTATTCTGGAAATGCTGGTGTAATTTACGATAAGAATTATCTCTACACTGGACAAGGACAGTTCGTCTACGGTGGAACTGCACCACAAGTTCATACAAAGATTTTTTCTTATGAAGGGGATGGAGTACTTACTTTTGATGGTATTGGATTTTATGAATTAGGACTTTTCTATGAAGGCAATGGAACTTTGACTTATTTAGGAGAAGCCCTCACGGATTATACGAGAACATTCTATTACATTGGTGATAGTTACTGTCTTAAATATGCAGGTGTTGGAGAATATACCTATACGGCTGATTGGCTTTACGATGGTGGTTCAGGTAGAGATTGGACTTGGAAAAAAGTGAGGCATAAGTGAGTTTTGATATAAACTTCGCAAACTTTTCTATCACGACTTTGACTTCTAATATAACTTCTATTCAAGAGTCTTTTGATGTAGATGACGGTTCAATTTTACCAGAAGCACCATTTGTTGCTGTAATTTTTAATCCCGTTTATCCCGACATTTTAAGCGATCCATATAAAGAAATTATCTACGTTGGCGTAAGAGTAGGAAATGCTTTATCTTCAATCGTCAGGGCTTATGAAAGCACGACACAAAGAAGTCATAATGCAGGAGACTATGTAGCCTTTACCATAACGGCAGGAATTATGGATGCGATAAAGAGTAGTCTTTCAAATGTTTTTACGGAAAGCAGTTTACCCACAGGCGAGGACGGAGACGTCAGAATTGTGGGTGAAAAAGTTTACATAAAAATTTAAAAGGAGGAATTAAAATGGCAGGAAGTTGGAAGAAATTTATTTTAGACGGCGACTCAGGAATAAACATTGGAACTGCTGGGGTCGCCACAGGTTCACTTGTTTTTAAAGGCACTACTTCTGGTGCAGTAACAATTAAGGTTTTAGATGAAGCGGGGACTTATAGTTTAACCTTACCCCCAGACGATGGAGATAATGGTCAGCAATTAACTACTAATGGAAGTGGAGTCCTGACTTGGGCTGCAAGCGGTGCAGGGGTTACTGCTTTAGACGACATAGGAGACCCAGACGCTGATACAAGTATATCTGTTGGAGGATATGAAACTCTAATAACATCTACTCTTAATGAGGCAAGTCATACTGTATTAACTCTCACCGATACCACTGCAGACATCACCGCTGCAGTTACTCTGTTAAAACTTACCTTTACTGATGACGGACAAGCTAACGGAAACTATTTTGAATGTCTTGATAACGCTTCTGGAGATAGTAAATTCTCAATAGGCGTAAATGGAAATACTCTCATAGCAGGAACTTTAGGCGTAACGGGAGCAATTACGGGCAATGTAACGGGTAATGCTTCTGGTTCGTCAGGAAGTTGCACGGGTAATGCCGCAACCGTAACTGTTGCAGATGCCGCAAATGACACAACGACCTGGCCACTATTAGGAACTGATTTGACAGGTTCATTAGCACCCGCTACTGATTCCAGTTTAACTTATAATGCAAATACTGGGGCTTTGGCATCAACATTATTCGCCGCAGATACAATTACTGCTAATACTGCCGCAGTTCCTGATGCCGTAGATGGCGCTGCACTTGGAAATACAACCCTTCAATGGAGTGATTTATTCCTTGCCGAAGGCGGAGTAATTAACTGGGATAACGGAGATTTAACTCTTACACAAACGGCAAGTGTTCTTGCCATAGGTGGAGGAGATTTTGATTTTGCTCAAAATAAAGCATTAAGTATGGTTCTTGAAACTGCTACGGGTGCTCCAGATTCAGGAACGGAAGTAGAAGGACAAGTTTATTACGAATTAGGAGACAATCACCCTTATATCTGGGTAGTATAAAGGAGGACTCATGGCTAAAGAGACGATAGAAGCAAAAGTTTTAAAGCAAATGGGAAGTTTGCTTGAACAGATTAAAACTAATTATGATACTCAAAAAATGACCGAAGCACAGGAATTATTCAACGATATGTTAAATCTTATCAAGGAAAATGACAGTTCAATATTCAACGCCTTAGTTGCAATAGACCTTCTTAAAAGTTATTTAACAAAAGACTTTTTAGACAAGCATTTAAAACAACCCGAAGAAGAAGTAAAAGAAGGTAAGTAATCGTGGGCAGTTGGAAAAAACTTACGCTCAATGACGATACTGTATACATCGGCACGACTTCCGTAGCATTAAATAGAGCAAGTAGTCCATTAACTTTGGCAGGAATTACTTTAACAACTCCAGAACTTGGTGCTGCTACTGCGACTTCAATAACATTATCTTCTGGAGGTAAATTTTGCATAGGTGATGTTACCGCAGTAAATTCAGGTCTTTATTTTAACAGTATTGCCGACCAAGACTATTACATAGGAAGAAGTGCGACTGCGTGGGGTGGTGGACAACCAATTATTGCAAACTCATATATGGGATGGATATTTAAAACAGGACAAGCAGAACGAATGAGACTCACATACGAAGGTAATCTCAATATTAAAGGAAGTGTAAATAGAGCAACAACAATTGGAGAAGGAGTTTTAAATATCTTTGATGGGACTGCACCTGCTGGAACTTTGGCTAATGGTTGTTCAATTTATTCTTCAGGTGGAGAACTTTATGCTATGAATGCTGCTGGAAAACCAGCCATACTTACAGGAAAAAGAGTTGTTCAACTAAAAGTAATAGACGATGCAACGGTAGTTACAACGGGGGATGGAAAAATAGTCTTCGTTATACCCTTAGAACTTAATGGATATGATTTAGTTGACGCTGATGCTTTTGTATCAACGGTTTCTTCTTCAGGTCTTCCGACGGTTCAGATAAGAAATGTAACGGATGGTCACGATATGCTTTCTACAAAAATTTCAATAGACGCAAACGAATATACGAGTTGGTCTGCCACAACCGCACCAGTGATAGATACTGGAGAAGACGATGTAGTAACTGGCGATAGACTTGCCGTTGACGTTGATGTGTCGGGAACTGGGGCAAAGGGTCTTGGCGTTGTATTGACCTTCCAACTTCCATAGGTGTGATATGAGATGTATTGAATATGCAGATAAATTAAAAAGGGAAGGTTGGAAAGTCTTAACTCTTGAAGGTAATATTCTAAAACTTCACAAAAATGGACAGATTAAAGAAATCAATCTTCTTTTTGATACAAGTACTAAATTTGTTGGAAGTGGAACAGATAGAGACCCACATTGGACAAACCCATCTTATATAACTGCTGATGATGATAGTCCTGCAACTAACAGTATCACTCACTTAAATTTTAGTCCTCAGTTAATAGGTTATAATTGTGGATTTAGTATTACAAGTGGGTCAACTATAGATGGAATTACCGTTGTAGTAGAAAGAAAGGCAGATACTGCCGATAGACTATCTTTTGGTGTTGGTTATGAGGTAGATGGTTATGCAGTTCTTGGATTTTGGGATGGTGCAAATCTCACACAAAAGGGAACAGCTAAAACAGATAACACAAAATGGAACGTAACTTATGCTACCACAACCTTTGGTTCTTCTTCTGATTTATGGGGAACGACTTGGACTACGACAGATATAAATGATTCTACGCTTGGAATAGAATTAGTAGTCACTAACACCGATGTATTAAACTCTGTCTTAGCCTCCATAGATTATGTGCAATTTACAATAACTTATACTTTAGCATCGCCATCAACAATTATTCCACAAATAATTTTTATATAGGAGAAAAAATGGATAAGAGTTATAAAATCGTAAGAAACTTTGGTTTCAAAGGCATAATGTCAAACGCAGTTGACAACATAATTCCTCAAGGTTATGTCCCAGATATGAAAAATATGACAGTTTCAATGGAAGGTCTTGCACAAAATATCAAGACGCCAGACGAATTGAGTCTTTACTGGGAAAATTGGGAAAAAAATCACGCATATATCTTGAACGATGTAATAAAAGTAACCTTTAATAGTCTCAGTTATTTTCTTATCTGCGAAACTGCTGGAACTTCTGGGGGGACTGAACCCGATTGGGATGATACATTTACCGATGGGGGTGCGTCTTGGGGTCTTGGAGAAAAGACGACAGACCCGATTACATCTTTTTATCATTTTGACGAATGGACGGAAATTTATGCAATTCAAATAGGAACTTGTGTAGTCTTGTTTGAAGGAGTAAATCAGGCAAGTGGACATCAATTTTCTAACTCTAATTTCGTGTCTTTTGCCTCTGGTGCTTCAAACGATAACTATTTATACATAATGCATTATACTGACGGACTTTGGAAATATACTCATCCGTTGTGGACTGATGTTTCAACTCCCACAGATGACCCGATAACGGTTGATGAAGTGGATTATTCAGGCGGAACGCCACCTCTAAGTGAGAAGATTTTTGCCTATAAGAACAGACTTTGGGCTTATGGATGGCTTAAAGAAGGACTTGATTTAACTGGTGCAGTTTCAAGAATACACTGGTCTGAAATATCAAGTCTTCCAGAAAACCATGTCATTGGAACGGAACTTGTTTATACCGAAAGTCCAGAAGAGTTTGAATATACGATAGATGATACAACTAAAAGAAAGGAATGGGCTAATACGGTAGATTTCACAACTAACGGTAATATAGGAACTGATTACTTTGACCCGTTTTATTTCATAGATGTATCCTCAACTGGAGACGATGTAATTACTGGAATAGTTCCTTATGAGCAGGCACTATATGTCTTTACTCCTGAAAATGTCTACAATTTGACTTTTTACACGACTTACGATGTTACTGTTCAACAGATAGCTTCAAACATTGACGGCATTCCAAAAGTCTATGATAGCGGAACGGAAACTTGGATAAGAAACTTCATTACGGCAGGAAAAGGAATTTACTACATAGGTTCAAAAGGACTTTACGCCTTTGCAACGCCTACACCCGTGAAGATTTCACAACCAGTACAGAATTTGATAGACTTAGTAATTGACGACCCGAAAGGAGTTGCGTATTTTAACGATAGGGTTTACTTCGCTTTATCAGATGAGGTCTGGGTCTTCGACGTAGTGAAGGGAACTTGGGAAAAATATGTCTATACTTTTCAGATTGAAACGATTTATGCATCTGACCACGTCTATGCGACGACTACGACAGGCGATGTTTACGAACTTGATACCGAAGATACGGGTTATTTGACTTGGTATATGGATACGCCTAAAATTGACTTAGGAAATCTCTATATGGAGAAAAGACCTGAAGACATAGTGGTTCATTTTAAAATCCCGACAGCCTCAAGCACGATGACCATTCTTATGACAGACGAAGAAGATGTTGATACAAATGTCGCTACGAGTGCAGAGACTTTCATTACTGGAAGAACGGGACTTTTAAACGAACTTCACTATCCGATTTATAAGGATGTCGTAAAGGCGGTGAACTTTAGACTTTCTGGAAGTGGAGAAGTAAAACTTTTGGGTTATGACGTGAATTTTAAGGTCTATCACCGAAAGAGGATTTAATGCCAAAACTTATAAAACCTTACTTTATAAATCCAAATTTCGACCCTAAACAAATGAATACTGTATTGCGACAAACAGACGAAATGTTTGGTATTATCTTTGACTATCTTAATAAAGATACATCTGCTACTACTAAAAATATAAGGCATATTTGCGTTCCTTCGTTCAGTACTGCCGAAACGGTTATGATTATGGATGGAACTGCAAGTTTTGTAGTCCCAGAAGAAATGGATGGATATGTATTAACTGATGTTTTATCTACCGTTTATGTTACGGCAACCGCAGATACGGACATTCAATTAAGATTATCAAGAATAAATGAGGCAGAAACTGCAAGAGACGATACGGACTTACTTATGGATGGAGTAAATCCAGATTATTTAGAAATCTTAGTAGACGAACTTTATGGAACTAAGAAACTTAGAAAAATCGTCAAGAAAGGCGACATCATTTTTGTTGATGTTGACGATACTTCTGGCGATGCTTTGGGGTTATTTACGACCCTAACATTTGAGGAATAATGGAAGGACATTTCACTATATATTTATATCCAGAATCAGACGATTCTATTCAGTGGAGCAAATATCCGAACTCTGGCAATAATTTCGATAAGGTAGACGAGGAAGTGGCAGACGATGATAGTACTTATGTTTATTGTGATGTTACAAATTCAACGAAATTGGATTGGTACAATTTACAAGATACTACGCCCCCAGAAGTAGGAGATGCGATAGACTCTATTAGTTTTCACATGCGTTCTAAATATACTTCCGTAATTAAACCAACGAGTATTGAATTTATGTATCAATTTGAGGGAGAAGCACAAACGGCTATTACTTTTACGGAACAAACGACCTCTTATGAGGATTTTTCTTATCAACTAACGGGACCTTTTACTTGGGAAGAAATAAATACTTTAAAAATAGGAACAGGTTTATTTACCGATGCAGGATTTCCATTACTTTCTGCAAGAACAACACAGGTATATGTAGTCTTAAATTGTTCAAGAATTGTAGCAAGTCCCAGTATATATGTTATGGGGTTTTTTTAGGAGGGAATATGACTTTAACCGAAGGTATTGCAAGTGTTCGAAGTCTTCTTAAATCGGCAACTGGCGATTTATGGAGTCCTACGGAAATAACGGAATGGCTCAATAAAGGAAACGACGTCTTTCATTCAAACTCTGGAATTACTGATAGGTGGCAAATAGAAGTCGTAACGGATGACGAGGAAATTGGTTTCAGTACGGACATTTTAAGAGTTCAAGAGATAACATTTATAGAAGGAACTTGGGTTGGAAGTACCTTTACGGCGACGACAGGGGCTGAGGAAGAGGAAATAGACGAAGAAGATTACGAGTTTTACGATAATACGCTCTTTCTTACAGACCCTATTGAGTCTGGGGGGGCTTTAATTTGTTACGGAGAAAGACTACCGACAGAAGTTGAAGACGCCGATGAATCATTTGAAATTCCCCGTGAATACGAAGAGGCAATCGTTTCTTACGCAGTTTATAAGGCAAAAATGAAAGACGAAGACCCTACCGCAATTCAGGACTTCCAACTATTTTCCGTAATGAGAAATGAGTTTGAAAGAAAGCCTATTAAAATAAATCCACGAAGACTTATAAAAGTGGAACGAAAATTTTAATGAAGAATTATTTAGGAGGTAAAATATGAATACTTGGCAAAGTTGGTTGGCAGTACTGAAAAATGCGTATGGTTCTGCCCCACCGATGTTGCAATCAACCATAGGAACATTCGCAAATTTTATAAGACAAAACTACGGAAAAGAAGTAGTCGGTTTTGACAGTACCAAGACTTTGGGAGAATTACCAGACATAAAACTTGATAAGTTAGGTAAGTTAGATTTAAGTACCATCGACTTTGGAAGTCTTAAACAAGCAGTTTCTAATACTCCATATAATGGTTTATTTGACCAGTTAGCAAAATTAAATCTCGTTTTACCTGCTTATAACGATTCTGTCAGAGACTTTTTAACTAAACAGAATCTTAAAGATGCCGAAGGGAATCCGTTAGAAATAGGTTATGACAATAAAACAAGGACCGTGACTTTAGGCGGGAAGACTTTTCTAACACAGGACAAGTTTATGATTAAAGACCAAAAGGCGTTATCAAGTTTAGAGACTTTAAATACGGCACTTAATGATTACTTAAAGACAAATACTACCGTGAAAACAGAGATGCCAGCGGTAGAAAATGAATTTACAATGATGACTCCTACGGAACTGAGCGATTACATAACGATTACGGGTTACGAGGGACAAAAAGATTTTTATAACGACATGTTAAAAGTACTTAATGATAAAGAAAGCATTATTTCTCAAAGAGTTAACGACCTTTGGAATCCATACATAGAAAGTGCTACCAAGAGTTTAGATGCGGCATATAATGTTAAGATGTCTGCTCTTGAAAGTCAAAGGGGACAGGTCTCGGCGAATTACGCAGGGGCAATTCAGGGGATAGAAAAAGCCATTATGTCCTCAAGAGCGAGGACTAAAGAAGATATGAACGCCAGAGGATTACTCTTCAGCGGACTTTTAACAAGGGCGTTAAGTCAGGTAGAAGCGATAGGCGTCGAAAAGAAGGCAGAAATCTACGCAAAAGAGGCGGCAGACTTAAATACTATTGCTTCCCAACTTGCAGTCCTGACGGCTAATTTGCCTATCGAAAAAGACGCCTTATCTCAACAACTTCTTTTCCAGAAAGCAAGTCAATTATTTAATCTCCTTTCGGCGAACGATACTCAGAAAGATACAGTCAGTCAGGCATTGGCACAAGTTGAATTAAACATCAAGAGTCTTGAAAAAACGGCTGGTGCAAGAGGCGAAATCGCGACAAGAGAAGCAATGGCGGCACAAATTGAAGCACAAAATAAAGCGGCACAACAGGAGTTTGAAAATTCTATAAAAACAGGTAATCTTCTTATTAGTCAGGGAAATTTGAGTTTAGCTGAAAAAATGAATGCTGCAACAATTAAAAACATTGAGTCTCAAATTGAGAAAAGAGATGCGGATATTTGGAAAATTTATCGAGATGTTGAATTGGCAAATAAAAAATTTGCCGCAGAAGGAACTCCAACGACTATGAAACTTACCGATGCACAAAAACTATTAGACAAACAGAATAGTTTACTCGCAGATATAGCACAACAGACAAAAGAAGCAAATGCCACAGAGGGAACACTAAGTGCATTATACGGAACTACAATTACTAAAGAAAGCAAAGCCACCGCTCAAGCAGTTATAGATAACGATAAACAGCAACTTTCTCTTTTGGCAGGGGGTTTTGTGCAAGCCAAAGCAACAATTATGGCACAGTGGAGTCCAGATGAGGCAGATGTCTTGATTGGAATACAGCAATGGATATATCAATATTTTAAGACAACAAACGATTATGAACTTTACGGATATTTAGTAAAACAGGTATTGGAAACTGGACAATATGAAAATATGTCTCTTCAAGATTATTTGAAAAAGATGGGTTATTCAAATGCTTGGACGATACTAACTGACTGGGCAAATTTATTGCCAGTATCTATGAGAGGTCAAGGACACTAAAATGGACTTTTCGAAGATTCTCGTACCTAAAGTTAAAACAAAGTTTGATTTTAGTAAAATAACAATGCCTACCATTACTTTACCTACTTTACCTAAAGTAAAGGTAACGGGAACGGTTGGGTTGGGAACTCTGCCTACAATAACAAATACTATAAATAAACTTACTATCCAAGATAAGTCGGATTTGAATACATTTTGGGGAAGAATTAATGCCGTATCAAAAGAAAGGTTAGCAATGCCTCTGGAAGAAAAACTGAAACCAACCCCTCTTGAAATAGAAGCCAAAAGGGGTCTTGCATCATCTTTCGGATTAGGAAAATTACAACCAACAACAGAAATAACCGAACAACCTATGGGAAAAATATTCTATACCGCTGGAAGAATTTTCGGAGAAGTTGCTCAAATGATGGCATTAGCACCTATTGCTGGGAAAATAGCAACAAAACTTTCAAAAGCAATAGGGGGTCTTAGTTTATTAAATCCAGCATTAGGTAGATTTTTAATAATAGGGACTTCACGAGCAACAACTTGGGGTATTCGTGGAATGTTGGAGGAAACTGGAAAGGAAATAGTTGATAGAGAATTATCACCTCTAAAAATTGTTGGAAAAGGACTTGAAGAAATGCCTTTTGGCTTTGTAAGTGCAATAAGTGAAGTTTCTACATCTACAGTTAGAAGAATTATTGAAACAAGTGCAGGATTTGGTGGGTATACTGCTTTTACGAAAATATTAGAAAATCATAAAATAGAAAAGAAAGACATACCAGATATTCTTACTTCCATTGCAGTTGGTGCTATCTTGGCAGGAATAAATGCTCCTCAAAAATCACAACAATTAAGAGCACAAGAATTAGAAAATATGGCAATTGCAGAAGGGAAGATGAAATATTTAGTAGGTCATCCAAATGCTACCGAAGAAGAAGCTAATCTTTGGGGAAAAATATATGTTTGGGGATTGCATATTCCAACTACACCTCCAGCAATTATTCAAGAAATAAAAGTAGCAACCTCTGAGGATGTTTTAATAAAGATATTGAAAGATAATAATTTACCATCATTGATAGAGATTGTTAATCAAGCCAAAAATCTTTCACCAGAAGCAATTGCAACACTTCATCCACTTACTAATATAAAAGTCTTACTTGATAAAATACAAGAGTTGGGAATAGGAATTTTTAAAACTGCTGTTCCAGAAGTAAAACCTTCTGAAGTTGTTAAACCAGAAATAAAATTAACTGGAATTAAGTCTCCTATTAAAATTTATAGAGCAGAAACAATAGGAGAGAGAAAAATCGCTGGGGAAGTTAAACCAGCATTAATGAAGGGAATTTATTTTGGATTAGATAGAAAAACAGCAGAACACTATCAAGAACTTGATAAATTATCAGGAAGACCGATTCCAACAATTACAGAAAATGAATTAAAGGTAGGAACAAAAGTTCTTAATTTACGAACAAAAAATGGGACAGAAATATATAATAAATTAGCAGAAGAGGCAAGAAAGAAATTTCCTACAGATTATCAAAAATATTTAGACGAACTTAATGATATAATGTTAAAAGTAGGATATGATGCTTTTTACGATAGAAATAATGATGAATTAATTATATTTAATCCTAATATTCTCACTAAATCAATGCCAATTAAACCCGAACCTACTCCCGAACCTACTCCCGAACTTAAACCCGAAGTCAAACCTGAAAAAGTGCAATATCTTTATCATGGAACTAATAAGGCAAGAGCTATTAAAATAGCACAAAGTGGATTAATGTCAGGAAAATTAGCGGGAAATACGCAAGGTGAAGATATATTTTTTAGTAACACAGAACAATATGCACAATCTTATGCAGATAGAAAGGGTGGTGTTGATGCCGTAATACTTCGTGTTAAAAAAACACCAGATATTATTGTAGATGTAAAAACTGGGTCAAAGGGTGATTTTAAAACTTCTAAAAGCATTATGCCACAAGATATAGAAATAAAAGTAGGCAATAATTGGATATCAATAACACAATATCAACCATTTGAAAAAATGCAACCATCTGTTGCACAAATACAAAGAGATATTGTATCTGATAATATTGGAGATTATTTATTCCATACTACTTCAATTGATCGCCTTACAAGTATTGCAAAAAATGGACTTTGGAGTGGTGGACTTTCTGCAAACATAGAAACAATGATGGGAGAAGAACCGCTCGGAGAAGGGGTTGCCGTATTTTTAAGAAAAGATTTTCAACAATATAAAAATTTCAAAGGAGGCGACGTTGGTCTTATTCAAGATTATACTCCAGTAAAACCAATAACTACATTTACTTTTCAAGATTTAGGTATGCTTTGGAATGAATCTATCAGTGGCAGAACACCACCCGATATTCTTGCAAAAGAAGAAGCAATTAAAAATAAAATATTGGGGCAACCTGTTGCACAAATTCCTAAAGAACTTCAATCCGATAACCCTAACTTAATTGGTCTTGCTGTATGGAATGGAGAAAAATTAATACTTCCATCAGATTTACAAAATAGAATTAATACGATAAAAACATCACTTACGACAGAAGGAACGGGACACGATTTATTGAAAGAAGCTCAACTTATTGAAAACGGGAAAATTAAGACTGTTTATTCTGATATGCCAAGAATCAGTGTATCGTTAGTAGATGGAAAACTCCAAGTATATGTTCGTTATGATATTGACAATGCTTTAATTGATAGAGGAAGATTAAGTGAGGAAAATAGATTTAATGAAATTTTTGATGCTGTTGGGGCATTATCAAAAATAATTCCAAAGGATACGATACTTAACATTCCTGAACTTAAATATTCTGGAACGATAAATGATTTTATTAAACCAGTTTCGCAACCCGTTGCAAAAGAACCAACCAAAATTACTTTACAAAGAATTATACCTGAAACTCGTGGATTTAATGAAATAAAAGATATTCAACTCATTAGTGAAACTCCGAAAAATTTTAAAGTTTGGCTTCCTATTGAGAAAAAATATCAATTAATTTCAAAATCTGAATGGCAAATCAAACCAGAACCAACCCCCCCAATTACCCCCCAAGTTGCAAAAGTAGAAGTCCCTACTAAAAGACCAACCTTAGAAGAAGTTGCAAAACAAAGTAATGTTTCTGTTGAAAATATAAAAAGTCTTTTTTATGACTATCAAAGTAAAATCAAAGTAGCCAAAAATCACGGTGATTTAGAAGAAGCAAACAGATTACAGAAAGAATTAGATGTTCTTCTTAACAGAAAAGTCCCTACTACACCAGAACCAATAACTATTACAGAAAAACCTACAGGCGTGGGAATGGGAGGAGTAAATCCTATTGAAAAAGTCGTCAATGCTCTCAAAGAAGCAAAACCTATCAGAGCAGAACAAGAAAGAATATATTCTCAGGAAAGAGCCAAAAGAATGGAACGGGCAAAGGCGGTTGGTGAAAAGATTACGGGAGAGGCAGGATTTTACGCCGAATTGGCACAATTAAAAGGAGAAATACTAAAGGTTCAGTTTGAAAGTATCCGCTCTAAGGTAACTCAGGAAGACATCGAGGCTTTATTTATCTTGGTTAAAGATAGTCCTTTACTTAGGGATTGGGAAAAAGTTACTGCCAGATATGGATTAGCAAAATTGTTTGGAGAATTTGGAGGAAATGTCCCGACAGAAGGAGAATTAAAACTATTAAAGAAAGTATTTCCTACCGAGTTTATTAAAACTGTCTTAGATGCAAAACCATTGTTTGACAAAATCAGAAATGCTGGATACGAACTTATGAATATCCCTCGTGCCTTAATGGCTTCTTATGACTTCTCAGGAGCACTTAGACAGGGGGTATTCTTAATGCCTTCACATCCTAAAGAATTTACACTTGCCTTCGGTAATATGTTCAGATATGCTTTCAGCGAAAAAAATATTAATACATTGATGGATACTATAGCAAAAGACCCAGACTTTCCTTTGGCTATGGAATATGAATTAGCTCTGACTGATATAAACGGAACATTAACCGACAGAGAAGAAGCCTATATGTCAAGTTGGGCAGAAAAAATACCTCTCATAGGAAAAGGTGTGAGAGCCTCAGATAGGGCTTATACGGGATTTTTAAACTATCAACGATTTTATACTTGGAAATCTATACTTAATAATTTTGAAAAAGCAGGACTTAATCCCAAAGATAACCCTAAAACTTTAAAAGATTTGACAGGTTTTATTAACAACGGCACTGGAAGAGGCAACCTTCCCGACTTCTTAAAATCGGCTCAACCATTACTTAATGGGTTATTGTTTTCTCCTCGATTAATGGCAGCACGAATTAATTTGCTTAATCCTTTTTATTATGCAAAGTTATCTCCACCAGTAAGAAAAGAAGCTCTTAAATCTTTACTTGCCTTTATAGCATTTGGTATAACTGTTTTAAGTATGGCAAAGTTGGCATTCAAAAAAGTTAAAATAGGAGGAGACTGGAGAAGTGCCGATGTTGGAAAAATCAAGATAGGCAATACAAGAATTGATATTTGGGGTGGCTTCCAGCAATACGCAAGATTAGTAGGACAACTTGTTTCAGGACAATATGTTTCTACTACTACGGGAGTTCCTATGACACTCGGAGAAGGATATAAACCTCTAACTCGTCTTGATATTTTAACGAGATTTCTTGAATATAAAGAAGCCCCAATTGCAAGTCTTATCACGGACTTGCTAAAAGGACAAACCGCTATCGGTGAACCATTGACTTGGAAAAAGGAAATATTAGACAGACTTACTCCTATGGTTTTTCAAGATTTTATTGACCTTGCAAAAGATAATCCTGACTTATTGCCTCTTGGAATATTTGGAATTTTCGGTGTAGGGTTGCAAACTTATGATATTACCTATACGAAGAGTGAACAAATATCCGTTGACCAATTAACAAAACAGGGAGTGCCTAAAGAAGAAATAAAACGATTAGTCATAGAGGCGAGGATTACGAAACAGATAAAGACTCAGATGGGATTTGTAAAAAGCGACCCAGACCTTACCGACAAAGAGAAAATTGACAAAATCAATAAATTGACCGACTTATACAATACACTAATAAAATCATTGGGAGGTAAATAACTACTTTCTTCGAAGTGGCTCTATGAGAATAGATACAATAAAAAAAATAATAAACCCAGCATAAAATATTAGGAACAATTCTCCAATGCACCTCAAAATTGACTTTAATGTAATCATCTCTCACCTCAGTTTATCTTATCAAGTTTTAAATTTTTGTCAAGAGTAATAAATTAGGAGGTAAATAATGACGCTTGAAGAAAAAGTAGCGGTTAATGAAACAAACATCAGCAACATCGTTAAGACTTTGGATAATTTCGGCAAGAGTTATTCTGATTTTAAGGAAAAAATCTTTGAGAAACTCGACATCATAGGAGATGAGGTATTAATAATCAAAACAAAAGTTAATGATGAGGAAAAAAACAGAACAAGAAGTTTGGACATAAAACTTGTAATTTGGGGACTTATCATAAGTGCAGTGAATATTGGAATTAAATTTATATGGAGGTAAATATGGAGTTACGAGAATTTTTCGGACTTATCAGAAACGAAGATGTTCAGGAAATTATTGTTAGGGCGAAAGACTGTGTTTACCGTTGGGAAGAAGGAAAGGCGTTTATTGCACCGTTTAATGAAACTCATTCGTCTGATTCTGAAACTATAACTTATGACAATGGTACTCCAATAGATTATAGAACTTATACGATTGAATAAATTTTTAATCTTAATCGTTGTTCTTGGGATATTCTCTTTTTCTGGCTTCCGACCTATCTATTCAATAAACGATACTATGGTAATAACGCCAAATTTTACATTACCCCGCAAGGGGAACATAACATTTTATTGGGGAGGTGCGAGACGAACACAACACTGATTGAATCTTTGTATCGATTTGGTTTAGAACTCGAAAAGAAAACAGGGATTCCCGCCTTGTTTCCAGTAGCACAAGCAATTCTTGAAGGAACTTGGGATGTTGAACCATTAATTATTAATGGGGTTAATTCCCATAATTTCTATGGGATAAAATATGATGAATATGATGGTGTTAAAGAATCTGTGCAAACCACAGGAAGCGATGCTGCAAAATACCAGGTATATAAAACTGATGAAAAATGTTTTGCTGACCATACCAGAATTTTACTCTCTAACATTAAGGGTAAAAATGCAAAATATTCTTACATAGAATCATTAAACATTTATAAACAAGACCATAATTTGAAAAATTATATTCATAATGTTGCTTTATCCTATGCTTATGACCTTGATTGGTCTTACACTTATAAGATTCTTAACATAATGGGAACTTTAAAAATTAAATTTAAAGTAACGGAGGTGGAAGTGGAAGAACCAGATGAATTTAGTAAGGCTTTTGATTTGATGGTAAGACTTGAAGTTTTTAAGCCCTATGGAGATTTAGATACTTACAAGGACAAACTAATAAACCGTAGAGAATTAGCGGTCTTATTGGCGAGATTAGTACAACATTTGGAGGCTTAAATGAAAAAAGTAACAGTCGAAAGTTTTGAATTTAAAAAGGATACCTTAAATGGTTATGAAACAATCAAACCCATTGATGATAGATTCGTGGAGACAATTCAAATCGGTTTTAATGATGACGGAGTGAGAATCGCTAACACTGGAGAATACTTACAGGGAAAAGACAATTTTTGGGAATTAGATTTAGAAGTCAGAAAAGCATTTAAACAAGTATTCTTTGAGAAAAGGGGTGCTGGATACAGTTCAGTCGGTGGTGGATATGTAGGTATTCCTATTGTCGTTCCCTTGACTGTTGAATTTAACGACTTTGGAGAACAAAAGATAAATAAAAGACCCATTAAGGATTGGGGCATTGTAGAAGTCTTTATTGAGGGTTTAGAATTTGTTCCTGAAGATGTATTAGACCTATTGACTGATGAAGAGCAAGACCTGATAGCAGATATTTCTAATAAGCAAATTCAAACACTTATGACTACTTCTATAAGTAATGGACTCTCAAGGGCATTGTATTTTATAGTTGCTGCAAATCAAGATAAGTTCATTCCTGTTTATTTAACGACTTATATAGACGAACCCACGGAGACCTATATTAATGCGGATATTGATGTAACGATTGGAGATGACAAATTTAACTTCGATACTTATGGAAGACTTTGCAAGAACGAATTTGGGATTATGCTTTTCTTTGATTTCAAAGACGAACTCATTAGAGAATTAAGTAAGTTAGGTTATAAAAAGAGATA